TCATTTACAGCCAAGCCATGATTAACAAAGGTTATGTGTATGCTTGTGCTGCCATCTGTTGTTTCAATAGCATCCCTATTAAGATGCACAAGCAACTCATCCTGCACATTGCCCGTTGCCTGTGTTGCAGACTGAACAGATGTGATTGTTATCTCGTTGTTGTGGTAGCGCAAGACTGACCCGACATGCTTTGAGTTAGGATAGTTACCACCTGATTGACTGCCGGTTATGTCAAAGTAGTTAGCACTTGTTGTGACTGTAATGCTATTCCCACTAGAAGCAGAGGGATCAAGAGTCATACCTATTGGCTGAAAAGAATAGTATGGCTGATTTATTCTAAAGCCATCTGCGCTTTCATTGAATGTCATTAACTCAAGCTGGAATGTTGTAAGGCTAGTGCGCACTAACTTGCGCACCATAAATGTCTGATGCGCAATAAACATAACATCGCCAGCTTGTGCGTATGTCAGTTCTGGCAGCTTGGCATTGGTAAAAGGAATAGCGTTACTATCAACATCTTGGGTCAGCGTTTGAATCAAAGAAACAGCGCCAGTCGTAGGATTGATCTGGAATATGCGGATCTTTGCGCTTTCAAGACTAATGATGTAACGCTCATCATCAGAGAATATGAATGGCACCAGCCTGAGTTGCTGGGTAGCGGAGGAGTCTACCGTAGTGTCAAACTCATATAAGCGCTTGGTGCCAAACCGTTTGAGCAAACCACCTTCGTTACGCAGAAAGAAGTTTTCAATCTTCTTTGCTGAGTTGTTGTAAAGCGGAGTGTCAGTTCTGGAAACAAGAGAAGGGCTGATCTCACCATACTGAAAGTTACTTATCGGTACGCGGACTCTTTGCATTAACTTCGCCTGTCAGTAATAAACCTCGACGTTACCAGCTTGCGCGTGGTCTGCTGCTGTGCATCCAAACTACGAGCCTTTGCCATCGCTTTTGTTGAAGCGTCTTGCATTAAAGCCGCAAGACTTGGATCTCTTGCAATAGATGTGGCGAACAATGTTGCCAGCCCATACTCAACAGCAATCGTAAAGTACGAGGGCCAATCTTGTTCGTTTGCCCTGTATGTATAATCTGCAATCAAAACATCATTTGTTGATGTGTTGCCATAAATCTTATCACCGTAAATCTGATACTCAATCGGGTTGTCATTTACGGTAATAGCATGAATCATTAACGTGCCATCTGGCTGCTGATAAGCATTATCATATCTACCAGTTGGAGCATCAGTCAGTCTGTTTAGTACATCCTGATTAGTAGAAAACCGCCAACGTGCGTTTACTAGAGATGCTCTAGCCACATCCTCATACATGTTCACAGAGACAAGAGCCTCTGTGGTGCCGTCGTCAAATGACGTAATTGGTTCTGCGCCAATAAGGATCAATGCCCTTGCGCAGATATCAACTGCTGAGTTTGCTGCGGTGCTGCTAACTGCCATGAGTAGTGAGGGGGGTTTCCACCCCCCTCTCCTTTTTAGTCGCCATCTGTCTCAGCTACCGCAGTGCCATCAGACACATCGACAACTGAACCAGTGTTTGACAAAACAGTACAAAAGTTTGTTGTTGGCACATTGGTATCACGAACGATAATCAAGTCCCGAACATCAAGCATGTTTGCTGCACTGTTAAAATACCCTGCGGTATTTACCGTGGCAATCGCATCGGCAGATGTGTACATCCACAAGCTACCGTTTGAATCACCACCAACACGAGTTAGTCCGCTTGAAGCAAAAGCCATTTCCTAACCCTCCTAGTTGTTGTCCAGAACTTCGTACACACCGTTATCATCGATAACAGTTGCACCCATCGACATCATCGAGGTTGCAAGGTGTGATACTTTTTCTGCGACATAGTTGATCTCAGTCGTGACATCAGCGTTGATACCCAGACCAATAGCTGAAGTGTGATACGCCATGTTCTTACCGGCAGTGATCGCTGACGTTGAGAAGATCTTGAAACCAAGAAACTCTTTCATTGTCATGCCACCAGCAAACGGAAGATTCTGCTCACCAACAAAGTCTGACGATGCAAACTCAGTAATGTTAAACAGATCAGCATAACCCTTCGGGTGCATTGCCAGATAACGCTGACCGTCTTCTGGAATGTTTGCTGTGCCAAATGTCTCAAACAGTGACAGCAGATCAGCTTTTTCAAGAGCAGATGATGCGTCATGGATCTGAGTTGAGTTAGCGCCAGCGTCCATTGCTGTGTACAGGATGTCATCAGTCTTACGCCCAAGTGCGGCAGCAGCAGATTGTGCTACAGCTTGACGCTCATTGATGTTGATCTTGAGTTCATCCAGCTTGTCAATGTACTCAGCAGCATAGAAGTCAGCCATGGTGGCTTCTACTTGCGTATGCGCCAGTTCCATTGCGGTTACGTTGCCGTTGCGTGATTTGGTAGAAGCAGTGCCAGTACCAATCTTTTGGAATCGAACAGTCGAGCCAGTCACATTGTTTGCCATACGCACAGTGTTCCGCAGTTTGGAACCCATACGCTGATAAGCCATGTGTACCTCAGACTCAAACTGCTTAATGAATGCGACATCAATAGTGTTCGCCATTTTACAGTCCTCAAAGGTTGTTTACACATTGACGGTTATCTGTTTGGCATCCTCAACGCGATTGTCCTTGCGGGTCGCTCAGTGCATTACAGGCCGACTTAATTCACCAATACCATCATTTTTATCTACAGCGCAACGCTCAAATCGCATAAAGGTGTGACTGTTTATTTCATACATAGTTTCATCGAAGGTAAACCCGCACCAACTTAACCACATGATCGTGTCGTGATGATCCACTGGCACATAGTTTTCAACGCTTGCAAAGCTACCCTGCAACAAATCAATCGTTGCGCGACAGCCCCGCAAGAACGGACGAAAGTTGTAGTTGATTCCATTAGTGCCAAGTAGCCAGATTCTAGCGTGGACATCATCTATTGGCACATTCCCACACATACCAATGGGCGTTTCATCAAGCCTAAGTGTGTAGGTTACTGCCCCATCAATAACAAATGGCTCAGTCAAAGCCTCAAGTGGAGTAAGGTTGTGTATATAGCATTCCCTTACATCAGCCTTGCGCATGTTGTCAGCAACACGCTCTGCATGTTCGGGTAGGCTTTTGATTAACGAGAGCCTACCAACTCGTATGACCTCATTAGCCATTTGAGAATATACGCTTGAAGCCATCATCAACCTCTTTCACAAAGGTTGGATCTCTACGCGCAGGATCGTGATAACGTGGATCAAGCATCTTCTGGCGCAGATCAGCTTCTGTTTCACGTGAAACCTCAATCGCTCCGTTTGATGGACCACCCTCACGCATAGCTTCCATGACATGCTCAAGAACCATAATGCCTTCTGCCGTCTCACACATACGCTCTACAGCACCAAGCATTTCGTCTGGGAAGAACTGATTGGCAAACAAACTAGCTGCTTCAGTCCTTGCACTAGCATTGTCGCCTAGCTTTGCAACCTCTGCATCATAGTCAGGCACATCAGCATTGATTGCCTGTGCATACATCTCAATGCCTTCAGCAAACTCATCCTGACTGTAGCCATTTTCAAATGCAGTCTTTGCCCACCACTGCAACAAATCATTGTCTGTTGCTGTTTCATCATCAATGCTATCAGGAAGAACATAGTCACCAACATCGGCTGGCCTATTTGCATAGGCTTGCTCTTCCATCTCTTTCATAAACTGATCGCGGAATGTCTCTTCCTTAGCACCAATCTTGCTCTCAAGATTAGAGTAGGACTCAACTAGATCATCGATAGACTTAAACTTCTCAGGCAGCGCAGCAAGCGGATCGGGTGCCGTTTCTGGCTCCATCAATGGATTGCCACCCTCGGTTACAATGCCAGAATCTTCTGCTGTTGCTTCTACTTCATTCATTTGATTTCACCTTTTGACCATGCCGGATGCGCGACTCTATTAGGCCCACGATGTACCGCTGCCCCTCCATATGACGCAACTCCGCATCAGTTACTGCTGCGCCATTAACTGCTTCTATTGTGATTGATCTAAGATACTTCAACACATCTTTGCCAAGTTCATCTTTGAACAAGGCAGCTATGTTAATGCTTATCTTCTCATCATCTGGACGACCACGTTGGTAGCCGTCAAGACTGAGGTATTTGTTCTGCGCCACCCATTGCTCCCTGTTGAGTCTGTGCATACTGTTGTGCCAAGGCCACAAGCTGTCTGCGTTCCTCAAGGTCGCGGATCAATGAATCTGGCACACCAAACTTCTTACCGAGGTATGCTGCTGTTTCTTCTGAATCAATAAGTATCTGCACAACTTGTGGGCCAAAGGTTGCTTGAACTAACTCAAGCCAACGCGCCACAGATGTAATGTCTTGATTTGCCTGTGCCTGTGCAAGTGGCGATACAGAGCGAACCTTTACTTCCCTGCCATTGATTGTTGGCAGTTCAATACGCCCCTGCTTCTTCAAGATGTAAACTACACGCTGAAGAACAGGTTGTACCAACTCTGCTTGGAGTCGCCCAAAAGCAGAACCAATACGACGCGACAGGTCGGCCATACGCTCTGCAACTTCTGTTGCAGAAGCTGGGGTTCGATCAGGATTACCAAGCATGTCATTGTACAAGGCTCGTTTGATATTGAGCCTCATATCAGACAGAACAAGATTGGCTACGTCAAATGAACCGGCTGCACGAATAGGCTCAAGGCCACGAGAGCCAGCAGCCTTTGGAATAACAGTACCCGGCACAAGACTAATCGTGTCAGGGTTTACTACTCCGTCGTCTTCCATTTGGTAGATACCTGAGATAGCCATTTGCGCATTCTCAAGTATAAGCTCAATCGTAAGATTAGTAGTCTTAATAGCGCTAAGCGCATTGATGAGAGGCCCGCGTCCATAGACTTCCCCGCTGCACTTCGACCAGCGGAAGCAAATAAAAGGATTTGACCCCACACCACGATACTTCTCCTCTCTGACTATTTCTTTGTTTGTGCAATCAATAGCGTAAAACAGATAGGCTTCATCGTTCTTTACTGTGTAATCCTTACACACAACCTCAAGAATCTTCACCTTGTCATCAGGTGCGTTCTTAATTTTGTTCTGTAGCTTGCTGCCAATCTTAGCTTGCTTGTACATCAACGGCACATCAGATGCGCGTACCTGACGCTCACGATACACATGATCGATGCGATCATCAGGTCCAGTATCCAGCACTACATGCGGTAATGGCACAGCAGAGAACATGATTGGGTTGATTGCATCGCCCTCAGATACAGACAACACACCAGTACCAACTGCCAGATCAAGGAATGACTCATGCACTTCCTGACCAAAGTTGCTGTTCTGAATTACCTCAAAGACGTATTCAGTTACTTCATCAAGTTCATTATCAACGCTTTCGCGTGTTTCAGACGGGACTTCAGATCCCGCACGAAAGTCTGCCCATCGTGCAAAGTTCGGAACCAAACCCTGCTGCAAGCGTGATGCAAACTCTTGAACACCAACAACGGCTGTTTCATCAAAGATTTTATCATCTCGACGTTGACCAACTGATTCATAGTAAAACGACTCCCTCTGTGGCAGCGCATACTCGTAACACTCTTCAAACAAATCGACAAAGTTCTCTCGTAGAGACTTTGCCTTTTCGTATTTCTTCATGTACATGCCAGCAAGTTTATCGTTGCTGTATGTGGCTTGTCCGGCGTCAGTATTTACAATCATCTGTTATACTCATTAAAATAGCCCATGCCACCGCCAGAGCCAGTAATTAAAGACCGACGACCAGAACCCCTGCTTGTAGCCTCTACAGATTCAGCAAGAGCCTCTTGCTTACGCTCACGCTTCTCAGAAAGCGCAGCTTCTTTTCTACGCTCCTGTTCAGCTTCTGCTTCTGGATCTACTGCTGGACCTCTATAGCCGCCACCAATGCACATGTCAGTCTCCTTTACTAACCTGTATCATCTTACATCCTTGCCCACAAGCCACTGCGTTTTTGTTGCTTTGGCTTTCTGGCAAACACATCAAACTCTTTCTTGGCATTAAATGCTCTTGCTGGCTTCTGACCAGAGATAAGCTGACGCCCTTCACCCGCACCCAGCATCAGATATTGCAGAGCATCGTGTATGTGCGAATACATATTTTTCTCAGGCTTGTCATCAAACCTTTCACCAGATACTTGCAGTCGCTTATAGCTATAGCCACCCTCAAATCCTTTGATGAGCGTGGGACAGCGACGATCAATCAAGAAGGCTGGCTTACCATCAACCATCTTATTCAGATTACTAGATACTGACTCAAGACGCAGATCTACTGAGTTGCTGTGTGTAGGCTGTGCGCGTAGGCCAGCACCGCGTAAGATTTGGAACGGTGTGCTTTCATCGGTTTGCGCACGGAAGTCACCAGCCGGATCTCCAAAAATATGCACATCAAGATCGCCAAAACGAGTAGCAATCTCTTGGCGCAACATCTCAGCAAAGCGCACAATGCCCATATCAATCGCCACAATCTCAGCTTGGATTAGCCACCTACCGCGTACCTTCTGCCCAAACACAGCAGCGGGTGTCAAACCAAAGTCGATGCCAATGTACAACGGAATACCAGCAGCAATAGGTATTTCTTCAGTAGCAATGTGTGTCTCACCATTAAACATTGGATAAACAGGCTTACCCTCTTGGATAGTGCCAAGACGGTTCATTACATACACATCAATCCAGCTTTTAGTTTTGCCTCGAATAAGGTTCGAGTAATAACTCTCAAGCATGTTCTTGGCGTTCTCAGCACCTTTGTTTGACTCATAATCCAGAACATTGCCGTTCTTATCTATCTTCTCACGCATACCAGATGGCTGCACATAGAAGTTCCAGTTGTCTGGCTTGACCAGCATACGCGCTTGCTCGTGAGGAATGTGATCAGGAACAGGCACCTCGCCAGACATAATCGGCCACCAGTGATCTTCCTCTGGTGCATTGGTATCAGCAATCACACCTGACCATGATGGCCCACCTTCACGCATAGAAGGGAAACGACCCACACGCATAGTACACGCATCAATAATAGACTTTGGCACTTCTCTGGCCTCGTTAATCCAGATGCCAGTAAGTTCCAATGAGAGCAGCTTCTTTACATCTTCGGGGCGATCAAGGGCCAAGAAGATAACCTCAAGTTCCAGATCAGCTTGCCTGATGTTGTGTGTGTATGGCACCGACCACATAAACTTGCCCCACTGATCCTCCGGGAACCAGTCAAGCCAAGTCTTAATTGTCGTTGTTCTAAGCTGTGGGTTGGTGTTTCGGATGATTGCCCATCGACTGCGCCGAACACCATCCTTGTTTGGCTTCTGCTCTAGCGCACGGCGAAAGACCTCAACGCAACAAGCAACCGACTTGCCAGAGCCTACCGGCCCCCTGATGCCACGAAAGAACGTATTGTCTTTCATAAATGCTTTGAGGGTGTTGCCGTCAGGCTTGTAGCTAAAGTTGGTCAACCTTCTGATCCTTGCCGAACTTAATCATCCGATCAACCACCTCTGGACCAATAGCCGCGATAACCTTGTCGGCCTCGCGGTCAGTAACAAACTCTTTCGGGTGGTGAACAAGGTGGACTTTCTTCACCACCCTGCGCAGGATCTCTCGCTCTTCTGTGTTAAGTGTGTGCAGGAAACTCATGTCTTATGTTCCTCTTTAGAAACATTGGTTACATGAAATGGCTCAAGAACAGGTGTCTTTGTGTAGTTTGAAGAAATAGTACATGTCTGACAATAATCGCGCATGTCTTCAATTTGTCGATCCTTACCCCAGCTTGTAATCCATGTATCGCCACAATCATCACAAAGGTAGTAAGCAGTTTGTTGTGTCATCTATAACTCGCAGTCTTTTTAGCAATGCTTTTAGGTTGCTTTGAGAACTGCTTGCCTTGCCTTACGGCAGCGCGTTTCTTCCGGCTTGTCCGCCGATACTCTTCGTCACTCAGGGCAGAGATGGCGGCAGCAGGGAGATACCGCTCACCAGTAGCCTTGCTGCCCTGAGTGCTAGGCTTCCCTGACTTGGTGCGCCATTTCTGTCGCGTCCATGCTCTTAGGGATTTCTGTGAATCTGCCATTGCCATCAGCTAGTGTATCCACCGCCAGCCTTTTTATACAAGAGAGCCAGACGCTGCGCTTTTCTTGCTGACCACTGACCGGGGCTTCCGCCCTTTCCCTCGCGCTTTACGCGGTTGAATAGGCGCTTCCTCAACGCTGGCTTCGTGTAATTCCCCGCTTCGTTGACCGCCATCTTCCATCTCCACTAGACGCTTTGAGTCGCGTGTGTAAGTTGCACCAGACAGAACCCTACCGTCCTGCATAATAAAATACGGCCCATCATACGGAGTACCGTCTCTGAACTGATACTTAGGCACTGCGCATCTTGCTCTTAGTAATTTTATCCTGCAAATCCTGCGGCAGCTTCTTCTGTGCAGCAGTCAGCAAAGAACGAGCAGCTTTCTTGGCTTTTTTCTTTCCTGCGGCGGTGTAGGCGTATTTCTTTCCCATTACGTTAGGCATCACACAGTTCCTTATTTCATTGCAGCGGCAAGAGCAGACTTAACCCTTGCGTTAGTTCTGCTAATCATTCCAATGTCTATGGCATTTTTAATGTCTCTAACATACCGCTTTGTTTCGGAGCTTGTAAGAGCATTGCCACTAACATCATCTTTGCCCGATATTAAATTTTGAATTGCTGGTTGCAATCGAGCATTAATACGATTGCTCTCTTGCTTGCCAATCAATGTTCTTGCTTTTGACTTCATGCCTTAGCCCTTTCCTTAGATTTCTGGTAAGAGGCTAACAAAGAACGACCCTTGCGTACAGCACTAGCCTTGTCACCACGATGCCCCCATGCCTCTAGTGAGAGCTTCAATCGTGTCTTCTTCCCATCCTTCATCAGCGGACCCTTGGCGCTGCCCATCCTTACCAAGAAGCTGCCCTGCCGCCTCTTGCTCTGTGGTGTCTTCGCCCTGCCCTTTACTGGGGCTTTGAGTGTGCCGCCGGTTTCCCGCTTGTATGATGCGCGTCCGGCAGCGTTGAGGCCACCTTGAGGATTCTGTCCTTCCTTGCGCTGCCATGCCGGAGTCTTGCTCATCTAACATTTCTCAAGTTAATCAGACTAGCCCTTGTGCCAAAAGAAGTCCTGCGACCACCGCCACGCCTGTTCTTTGTTGTGGCCCTGCGATCACTACCCATCTGCTCAACATCAACAACAGGCTCCTCAACCTTGGGCTTAGAAACAGGAGCGGGAGTGTCATCCTCTTGTTTCTTGGGAGCCATAGGATTCATGTCAGGACGCCCAGAATAAACCCGGCCACCAAAAGTACCCGGCTCAGTAACGCCAACAATAGAACCAGTCTTGGTCGTTACAGGCTTCACACTATAGCTAGGCTTGTC